TTTGTTAAATCTTTTTCTTTTGATGTTTTGACTCCTACCAGTTCTTTATTTGGCAGGTGGATTTTTGATGTCGATGACTGTTCCTTCATTTTGCTCCTTATCTTCTAGCAGGTTAGAGAGTTCCTGTTTAGTTGCCTCTAGGGCGTTTATTTGCCCTATTATATAGTTGTATTTCTCCATAGTGTCAATACCGCCTGTAGTGACAGCTAAAGAAAGTTCTTCACTTCTTCTATTTAAATATTTAATTAGTTTATTTATTGCTGCTTCTAATTGCATCTTTACCTTTCTTAAATATTGCAGCGACTTGTCTTTTACCCATAACCTTGGCACGCTGTTCGCCAACTGTTAGGATTTGTATTTTTCTTGCAAAAGGTTTGTTAATTCGTTTTACTTTTGCCACTGTTTTTCTAGCGTCAGTGGGTGTTGCAAACTTAATTCTAACAGTGTCTCTGGGGTTCTCGTCTGTGTATAGTCTTCTCCCAGAACCTTTTGGTTTTTTACCAGTGCCTACTTTAGGATCTGCCATGTTTCATCCTTTTAATATGCTTCTGTATTATTTTAGATTGTTTTTTGTGAAGCTTTGAAGCTTTATTTAAAGCTTTAGCTACTTTTTTTAGTTTTTTTACCATTTAACATTTCCATCTTCTGCGAGCCTGTCTTAGTCTTGAGTTCGGATCTTTCGCAGCTTTTGGAAATTTTTTCATTTGGCCAGCGCTACGTGCGCAGAAGGACTTACGTCTCTTCGCAGCTTTAGATCCTGGTTTGACCTTGCCAGTGACCGCTGTTTTTAGTTTAGAGCCGGGATTCATTCTTCTATAGGCTTTGACACCGGCTCGAGTCATACCTGCTCCTGACTTTGTAGGTCTGAAGTTTTTCTTATTTCTTGGAGGCATAGTGCCTTTTGCAAATTTTGGTCTTACATCAAAATCTGTTCTCATGGCATTATCTTCCTTCCGTAATATTTAACGGAGCTTGGATTTGAAACTTTTACACCACCTAAATTGCCTCTAATAAAACTGCCTCTATAATTTCTTTGTGCCTCTCTCATCATGTCGTTCATTCTTGGATTTGGTTTATCACTTGTTGGAGACATTAGTCCACCAGATCTAGCGTTTTTTCTTTTTGCGAATGTTTTTACGTTTGTAGGTTTAGGTCCCACATTGGCAGCTGCCCGTTTCCTGGCAACGGCAGATCTTCTCTGACCCTCTGTCATTCTTCTCGCTTTCGCTAGAGGAACGCATTTTGGATACTTCCGTTTCGCATCTTTCTTTTGTTTTGAACGGCCACATTTTGCAAACGATCCATCTTTTCGCTTGCTCCCAATATCTACCCATTTTTGATCGAACCATGTCTTTAGACCAGCCATATTAATAAATTTTAGTAACTTTTCTTCTGTTAGGCATGACTCTGCCACAACCTTTGGCTATGCCACCTTTTCCAAGTCCTTGTCTTCTTAATCTCTCTGTAGCTTCCATTAAGCCACCGCCCCTAGCCATAGTTTTACCGGATTGTTTTCTTCCTGTAACTACGTCTCCAAAAGTTATTCTATTTCTTGGAGGAGCTAAAGCAGCTAATTTTTTTTCTTTTGGTGTTGTAGGGATCTTTCCTGCAGAACCACCTTCATTGTACATTTGTCTAGGCATTACAGAACCACCCATAGCTTTGCTAGGTTTAGGTCCTCTAAAGTCTTTTCTTTTTACTCCAGATGGATCTTTGATTTTACCTGCACATATTTTAGATGCGTAGGCATTAGCATAGGCGCTAGGGTATACCTTAAATTTTCGCTTCGCTGCTGCTTTTCCTCTTGGACAAAGTTTAGTCATTATTTTTTCCTTGCTGTTTGTGCAGCTCTTCTAAAGTTTGCTGCAGTCGGTGCACCTTTTGCACCTTTCTTACGCATTTTACCTCCACGCTTTCTTTTAGCGTGTATGTTTGCGTACAGACCTTTTCCAGCCATTACTTATCCTTTTTCATTTTGGCTTTTTTCTTTTTAGCCATAACGAATTTTTTTAACTGAGGTGGAATTTTTCCGCCTTTTTTCATCATAGGTTTTGCCATCATGTCTTTTTTCATCATGCCGCCACCCATTTTTTTAACACGTCCACCTTTCATGTAACCTTTTGGTGAAACTTGTTTGTTATACAGTCTATTTACCATTATTTTTTTCCTCCGTTTCTAAATATTTGTGTCCCCTTAATTCCAAAAATACTTGCTACGACCAAAATCCACAAGTTTGTGAACCATGAAGGGAGCGTCGAGAAGTATTCAAAGAAAAGTTTTACCTTTTCCATCGCTGCCGGATCGTCCGATAGAACGGCCCAAGCCAACACTATAATCGGAGCCGACAAAATTATCAATACAAATTCGTCTTTCCAGTCCGATTGTCTTGCCTCAAGAAGTTTGCCTTGGTAAGCCTCTTCTCCTCGGGCCATACGCTCTGCATGCATGAGTTGGGCGTCTGACATAGCCATCTTCGTCTTTTGACGATTAGCGTATATCTTACTACCAGCCTGCAAAGCAATTTTTGCTAAACTGAACCAAGCCATTAGTACGCCTTTGATTTTCTTCTTTTGTCTGGTCTGACAGCACCTTGACCTTGTACTTCAAGATCTGGTTTTCCAGTGCCAATATAGTTAAAAGCTTTGTCAGCAGTTGTTTTAGATCTAGGATCTACTTCAACTTGTTGTTCTGGCACGCTACTAACTTTTATTTTATCTAGTTTTTGCATTTTTGCTCCTTTTTTTCTTTTTTTCTACGCCTTTTATAACACCTTTGTTTTTAGAAGCGTAAAAAACTGTTTCGCCACGTTTTTTGCCGTATTGTTTCTTCATAGACTTCATAATTTTACGACCTTTTTCGTTTAGTGGCATTAATCTTCAACCTTAATTGCAGTTATACCTGGATTTCCAGCCTTTGCAAGGCTAACTCCAGCTCTTAATTTAGCTAAATCTTCGTTTTGTTCCATTTTATCCTCCGCAAGTTCCTTAGCTTGAACTAATTTTGCTCTACCTAGGTCTGCTCTTGACTCATCAAACCGTTTTTTACGTTCATTTTCCATTGCACGTAGGTCAACTTCTCTTGCTTTTAGTTTTAATAGTGGATCAGCATCAAATTGTGACGTAATTTTCTTTTCTTCTTCCATAAAGTCACCCATCATTTCAGAAATTAGCACAGCTTTTCTAGATTCCATCTCTAAAGACAGTTGTTGAAGCTGTTTTTGCACCATTGGGTCTTGTTGAGCTTGTTGTGACATCTGTTGTAGCATTACAATTTTTTCTTGGAACTCTAATTCTATCTGTTCTTGAGCCATTAGACTGATATGTTCTAAACAATTTTTTTCTAATGCAGCCATAACTGTTGGTGCGTTTCTAACCATGTTAGTTGCCATGAAATTTAAGTGAGCTGTGATGTGTGCTCTGTGATCTTGACCTCTAAAAGCTTGGAAAGGTTTGCCACCTAATGCATCTATGTGTTCTAACGCAGGATCTTTTGGTGAGATTGGAGCTGGTGGTGGTAAAATTTTATCAATATCTTTTACACCGAGAGCTTCATACATTTTTCTGTAAGCATTATATAAATTATGTATGTTTGGATTTGATGTTGCAAGTTGTAATTCTGTTTGTGCAATCGTAATTCTTTGTGACATTGAAAATATGTTTGGATCTGCAACCGGTAGGATGTCTACTCTATCATCAAAATCCATTTGCTTAATTTCTCTTCTGCCACCAACCACATCAAAAGGATATACAGGTGGTAAATAAAGTTTAAATAATTTTGCAAGTAATCTAAATTCTGATCTCATTGATGTGTAAAGTCTTTTGTGTATCGCAGACATAACTCGTGATCCTCTTTCAAGAAGAGCAACTGTTGTACCAACAGCAGCACCCTGATTACCATCACCAACTTGCATATCTGCAATAGCAGCAAATCTTTGACCTGCTTGCACAACTACACCCATTAAAGTTAATAATGTTTGAGATGGTTCTTTGTATGGCAACATCATAAAAGAATCTCTAATGTTACCACCTGGTGCATCTACATCTTTAAATTCACCTGGTTGTATAGGTGCAGCTTCATCTCTAACTCTTACACCTCTTTGTTTAAATCCTGCTGGTAAGTTAGATAACGTACCTGCATCCAATAATTGACGGAGAGCAACAGTTGCAGTTCTGCTCAATCCGCCAATCATATGGATCAATCCAAATCCGTAGAATCCTAGTCCTGGCAGAAATTTAAAATGGACAAAATAAGGTATTCTATTTTTTCTTGGATCGTCAGGATTATAGTTCCTTCTAATAGAAAGAACCTTTCGTGAACCTTCTTCTACAGTTACAATATAAGGGAGCTTAATACCTGTAAGATCTCCGTTCACGTCCTTATCTTCGAAACCTTCTAAATCTAAATTAACATGACATTCTAAAAGAGTATAAACTTGTTCTGGTCTTCCAGTTTTTTTAGTCCCTTCTAGTTCTCTTTCTTTTGCCTCAACTTCATTTCTAATAATAGCTGGTGATCCTAATTCTATATCATTATAGAAACCACCAACTTGTTGTTTACGTAAATCATTTTCAGACATTTTAATGACGTGAATAATTGAGTCTGCATCATCGAGAGATGTGGCTGTGTATGGCACAACTAAATCATCAGCCGGCACAAATTTAGAAACTGCTCTACCTAATAAATCATCGTAATAAACTTTTTTAAATGTAGAACCTGCAAGTGGTAAGTGAAATAACATTTGATCAAACTCAGGTTCATACTCACCCATCTTTTCCATAAGTTCATAGTTCATGTATTCTTTTACTCTTTGTGCTTGAGCTTCTTTTTGTGGATCACTCATGCCAACAATCTGAGTTCTAATTGGTCCTTCAGATGGTAATAATTCTTTGTAAGCTCCAGCTTGAAACTGTGTTAC